GTTTGGATGCCGTGTCAGTGTGCCCCCAGAGCAGGGCAGGTTTGTTGGACAGATTACGGTGGGTTGGGATAAAGAACCCAAGGACTTAACCAAGGCGATGGGAATGCTACAGATTGCCAGTAACATGCTTAGTAAAAGCAAACAGTAAAGGAAAAGTAATGGCCCAGTTTGAACCTGCTTTTGAATTGATGATGGCTGACGAGGGCGGCTACATACTCCACGACGTAGAAGGTGACACGGGCGGTATGACGTATGCAGGTATTGCCCGTAATAAGAACCCGCAGTGGCAAGGCTGGGCGTTGGTAGACCGTAAAGAGTTCGGCGGCTCTTTAACACCTATGGTGCGTGAGTTCTACCGTGTGGAGTTTTGGGACAAGATGCGCGGTAACGAGATCAGTAACCAAGACGTAGCCAACACCATCTTTAACTTTGGTGTAAACGCAGGCATGGGAATGGCGGTCAAGCTGGCGCAACTTGTCGTGGGCGCTACACCTGATGGCGGCATCGGCGCTAAGACCGTTGAGAAACTCAACCAAGTCCCAGACGGCCAGCGGTTTAAAGAGCAGTACGCTTTGGCAAAGTTTGCTCGCTACGCTGAGATCTGCAACAAAAATAGAGCGCAGTCCAAGTTCTTGCTGGGCTGGGTCAATCGCACACTGAAAGGTTTGAAATGAGCTTGCTTGCCGTTGGATCAATTATTGAAGCAGTGGGTAAAGTTGCCGGCGACTTGATTACCACCGACAAAGAGCGAATGGAAATGGAGGTCGAGCAACGAAAGCTTGATCTTGAAGAAAAGAAGATTGACCAAGCTACAGACCTAGCGCAGATTGAGGTCAACAAGGTTGAAGCGGCGTCTTCTAGTGTGTTTGTTTCCGGTTGGAGGCCAGCCATCGGTTGGATCGGCGTAGCGGCTATGGGTTATCAGTTTTTACTGTATCCGTTGTTTCAGTGGGCATGGAAATATCTACAGGCTATGGGTTGGGTTCCCGTAGGTATGGATCCACCTCCAGTGCTTGAAGCTGACCAGCTTTGGGTGATATTATCAGGTATCTTAGGCATTGCCGGTATGCGATCTTTTGAAAAGACCAAAGGCGTTGCCAGCAAATAAAAACGTACACAATCGGGTTGGAAATTAAAATTAAACATATCAATCAAGCCCTAGTGGCGTTGAACTAAGGAGAGGTTATAATGAAGTCTGAAAAACCTGTTTGGGAAAAACAGCGCCCTAAAAAACTTGGAGCCTCTAAACCGCTCACAACGACGCAGAAAACCGCAGCGAAGCGTCGTGCTAAAGAAGCGGGAAGACCGTATCCGAACTTGGTAGACAATATGGCTATCGCTAAAAAGCGAGGTAATTGGTAATGACTGTCGCAGCCGTAATGACGTATGATTCTCTAGTAGAGAATATCCAGTCGTATCTGGAGCGGACGGACACCGCAACTATCGAGAAGATACCTCTATTTATAATGCTGGCTGAGCAAGTGATTGCAAGTCAAATCAAGTTTCTTGGTAACTTGACTGTAAACACGAGCAATATGGTTATCGGGGTTAACGTGATAGACAAACCCGCTCGCTGGCACAAGACAGTATCTATGAATATTACCGTAGCGGGTCAGCGTCAACCTGTGCTACTACGTAAATACGAATATTTGCGTGAGTATTGGCCAAACCCAACGACGACAGACGTACCTAAGTTTTACGCGGACTATGACTATACGCACTGGTTGATAGCCCCTACGCCAGCCCTCGCGTACGATTTTGAAGTCACGTACTATGAGCGTATTCAGCCGCTTGATTCTTCTAATCAAACCAACTGGTTCACGATCTATGCTCCTCAAGCATTGCTGTATGGATCACTGCTTCAAGCGATGCCGTTCCTCAAAAATGATGAGCGTATGGCGATGTGGCAGCAGAACTATGACTTAATCATGCAGACGCTGATGAACGAGGATAAGTTACGCCTCGCTGATCGCCAAGCTATTGCGGTGGATTCATAATGAGTTACAACAGTCCTTTTACCGGCAACGTCATTCAACCGACTGACGTATCATACCGTTCAATTACGCTAGCGGCTAATACGCAACTACAGTGGCCGATCAACGGCAACGCCACGGGTGATTACGCGGCGCGAATTATGCAAGTCACGGCTTCGTCTGGGGGATTGTCGTTGTACATGCCCCCTGCGGATCAAGCCTCCGTCGGACAAGATGCTCTAATTAGGAACGTCGGGGCAAATTCGTTTACCGTTAAAGATTATGCGGGCACAAACACGATAATCACGGTCGCCGCTGGTGAATCTAAATATATCTACATTACGGCTAACCCGACAAACCAAGGCACTTGGGGCATTATCGCGTTTGGCGTAGGTTCATCCTCAGCGGACGCGGCTACCCTTGCAGGTTATGGTTTGGTAGCGGTGTCAACTACGTTGAATCAAAGCCACCCCGTAGTTACAACCTCAGGAAACACTACTCTTGATTCTACCTATAGATCGTCGGCGCTTGTGTGGACGGGTGGCGCGGGTACATTTACTCTTAGCTTGGCGTCTACGCTTGGTAATAACTGGTTTACCATGGTTCGTAACTCAGGCTCTGGAGCTTTGACCGTTGCCGGCTCAGGCGGTAATTTGATTAACGGATCAGCGTCAATCATTTTGCAGCCGACTGACTCGGCGATGATTGTCTGCAACGGCGTTACTTTTTATACCGTAGGTCTTGGCAAGTCTACGTTGTTTAACTTTACTCAGCTGACGAAAGCGGTCGTGTCAGGCGCGTATACGCTAACCTCTAGCGAAGCGTCTAATGTTGTACAGAAGTATACTGGAACGCTATCAGGAAACGTGACAATAACGATTCCGGCTACAGTTCAAGTATACTACATCTTAAATGCGACCAGTGCTGGAGCGTACACGATTACGTTTACTACCGGTAGTGGTGCAACCGCTACAGTGCCTGCAAGCTCTCAGTCTATCCTAGTCTGCGACTCGGTAAATATTTTTAACGCCAACACCTATCTTGCGGGCTCAAGCGGGTTGAGTCTTAGTGACGGCTCGGTAGGTGCTCCATCTTTGAACTTCTCGTCTGAGACTTCTACAGGTATCTATCGCGCAACTTCAGGGCAATTAAATATTGCAGTTCTGGCTGCAAACATCGCATCATTCGCAGCTACTGGTTTGACAATTACCGGCACAGGCACGTTTACAGGCGGCGTTTCAGGCGGTACGTTCTAATGACGAAAAAAGTTTTTACAATTGATACCCTGCCTGGCATTCAGCGGGACGGCACTGTCTTTGATATGAACTTTTATACGGACGGGCAGTGGGTTCGGTTTCAACGCGGACGCCCCCGCAAGATAGGCGGCTATCGCGCAATCACAAACAACTTGCATGGATACTCAAGAGGTTTGTACCTAACATCCGCAAACAACCTTAACACCGTGTACAATGGTTACAATAATGGGTTAGAAACTCTCAATATTGATAACAACGGCGTAGGTGCAGGTATTAACGCTATCAAGTTATCTGGTCCGGTATCAACTTTGATATCGTTAGTGGGAGGTAGCGGTTACACTGCGGGAACGTATGCAAACGTAGCTTTGACTGGAGGTTCGGGTACACTTGCTCGAGCGACTATTGTAGTTGCAGCTGGGGCAGTTACTACTGTAACGATCACGGTCTCGGGTATTAACTACGCAGTAGGAGATACGTTATCAGCGGCTACCGCCGACATCGGTACTACGGGCTCAGGTTTCTCTATTAAAGTCGGCACAGTAACTTCGTTTACGGCTAGTGACTTGAACATGTGGCAGTTTGACTCCATTACTGATACTTCAGGTAATGCAAACACGCTACTGCTAGCGCACCCAGGACAAAACCTAACCGCTATTGATAGCTCTGTAAATACCCCAGTACTGCAAGGGGCGATAACCGGAACAACGATGTCGCCTCTAGGTGTTTTCAGCATTACAGGCTGTACAAAACTCTCTGGCGCGTTTACTTTTACTATACCTGCGGCGGACGTTAGAATAGCGGCAGGACAAGCAGTATCGGGTAACGGTATCCCATCGGGTACAACTGTAGTATCTATTGTAGGTACTACTGTAACGATTTCCATAGCGACGACGAACGCCACCACAGCAACAATCGTTTTTAACAATAACGTGTCAGTGTCGGGTGGAGTTGTAACCCTTCATCCTTACGTATTTGTATACGGCAACAGTGGACTTATCAAAAACTGCTCAGCCGGAAACCCTACTGACTGGGTATCAGCTGACTCAAACGAAGTAAACGTATCCACAGGCAAAATTGTGCAAGGGTTGCCCGTTCGCGGCGGATCTAACGCACCGTCTGGTTTGTTTTGGAGTCTAGACAGTCTTGTGCGCGTGTCTTACATCGGCGGTGTAGGTACTCCCTCTCAATACTGGCGGTATGACATCATAAGCAGTCAGTCATCTATTTTATCGTCTCAGTCAGCTATTGAATATGACGGTATCTATTACTGGTGCGGGGTTGACCGCTTCCTTATGTATAACGGCGTCGTTAAGGAACTGAAGAATAATTTCAATCAAAATTATTTCTTTGATAACTTAAACTACGCTCAGCGTCAAAAAGTCTACGTCAACAAAGTTCCTCGCTTCGGGGAAATATGGTGGTTCTTCCCGTCGGGTAACTCTGTAGAATGTAATGATGCGATTGTATATAACTTACGCGAAGAGTGTTGGTACGACGCGGGTACGGCTCTAGGTTCTAGACGCTCAGCGGGTTACTTTTCTCAGGTTTTCCATTATCCTCTTAACGTGGGTACAGATTTGAGCGTTCAGACTACAATCTTTTCAACCACGATAACTACAGTAAACGGCACAGCGACAGTAGAAGTGCCGATCACAAATCAAATCGCTTTACTTCAAGTAGTTGTAGCTGCAGGAGTTACTACGGGGTCTTACGTCACAGCAATCGCCCCTAGCGCCACGTCAGGTTTCTATACGGTAACTCTAAGTAACACCTCCACTGCTTCTGCTACGGTATCAGCTACGTTCAACACGCAAGCCGGATTGGTGACTCTTTGGCAGCATGAGATCGGAACTGATGAAATCAACGGCAATCAAGTTGACGCGATTGAAAGCCTCTTTGAAACTTCTGACTTAGGATGGGTCGCTGGCGGTCCTGCTCAAAATGCCCCCGTCGGCGATAACAAATGGGTTCGAATAGAGAGAGTTGAGCCTGACTTTGTACAGACGGGTGAAATGACTGTACAAGTAACAGGTAGACCGTATGCTCAGGCTGAGGACGTCTATTCTCAACCTTACCCCTTTGACCCGACGACTAATAAAATAGATATGCGTGAGCAACGCCGCGAGATCCGGTTACGCTTTGTAAGTAATACCGCCGGAGGCGACTACCAACTAGGTAAAGTGCTTTTGAGCGTTGACTTTGGCGATGTGCGGGGGTACTAATGGCGCTTGCTGTTGTTTACGACCCTCGCTATCACACATGGGACTCCTGGGCGAGTCTTATGGTAGAAGCCTATGCCGGACAAAACTTATCCGTACCGGATGGCGAAGAGAACTGGAAAGACTGGGCGGCGGGGTTAAAAGCCATTGATATTTTTACAAACGAAGCTATTCCTGGTCCTTATAATTTTGCATCTTGGTTAGAGTGGGCAGAAGCCCTCGTGAACGCAATAAATCAATTGGTAAATACGGTAGATTGACATGGCTTTAACTCAAGACCAAGTTAACTGGTGGTTTAATCAAAACCCAACAGCAAGTGCTGAGGACGTAGCAGGAGCTGTTAAGACTGCGGGCGGTCTAGAGGCTAATCCTGGTCTATCAGATATGATCGCTGAGAGGTATAAAATCCCTGAACAGCAAGTAACTGATTACTACACGTCCAATCTAGCTGCCGCAAGCGCAAGCCCTAATACGTATTTTCAACAAAATCCTGACGTAGCCGCTGCTTATAAAGATTATAGCAACGACATGACCCCTGATGAGTTTGCTCAGTTTCACTATGACAACTACGGTTCTCGCCCCGAAGAAGGACGAGCTCCTCCAGTTACTGGAGCTTTAACGCAAGCCGCTACCGGTGCAACTGCGGCTACGGCTCCAGAAAATATCAACGCCAAGTTGGAAAAGCAACTTACTGATCAAAGAGCTTCTCTAGGTTTGACTTGGCAAAGCGGTCTAGACTTAGGTACGACTACGGCATATATGGCTGATGACCTGCGCAAGAGCGGTATCACAGACATTAATCAAGTAGGACAGAAGACTGTTACAGTTCCCGCTTCTCAGACTTGGGAAGGTGGCGAGAACGGTCAAATGGTTGAAACGCCTGAGACGACTAAAACAGTTTACTACAATAAAATCACGGGTGAGCCGCTTCAATCAGGTTATGGTGAGCGGACCTCTGGTAACGCGTATTCGGGTACGTACTCAGGAGCCGGAAATACGGCTTTCAGAGTGCAGATGGATCCATCAGGCAATCCAGTATTTTACACGACAAGGGCATCTAGTCAAGACCAGATCATAACTGATTTGATGCCTCTAGCGGCGATAGCGTTAAACTTTGTGCCTGGGGTCGGTACCGCTATCGGCGCTACGGTGCTGAGTAGTTTAGGTATAACAGGAGCCAGCGCAGCGATAACGGCAGCGGTAGGTAACGCGATTACGCAAACAGTTTTGAACGGCGGCGACTTTGAGAAGGCGATCAGAAACGTAGCAGCGAATTATCTCGGTGGGCAACTAGCAAACTCAAGCGTCGTACAAAACGCAATCGGTGATTTACCTAATAAGATTCAAGATACTTTGACTGGCGCTATCGCCGGAGGTACCTCAGCCGCCGTGAAAGGTCAAGACATCGGGCTTGGAGCGTTGACGGGTGGAGGGGCAGCGGGAGCGAGTAGTTTTGCTAGCGACTACCTAAAAGATAGCTCGCTCACTCCGCAGCAACAAAAGTCCTTATCTACAGGCGCTTCTACTTTTGTAGCCGCTAAACTCGCCGGAGCAACAACGCAGGACGCCTTCAATGCAGCGGCTCTAGCTTCTGGAACGGCGGCAGCGCAGAAAGTTGCTTCCGATGCTAAAAATCAGAAGGTCGCGGGAGTTGAAGATGATATAAATGTGGACTCGTTGATGAAAGATTTTTCAACGAAGTACGCGCAAATTGAGGGGCAACCGACAACTGACACCGCATCACTTGGCGCTCAAGTCCAGATGCCTGGTTGGTTGAATTTAAAAGAGGGCGAATCGGTAACTAGTACTAGACCAGGTCCTGAAGGCGAGACTAGATATACTATCACAAGACCAAACCCTAGTGACCCAGAGAACCCTTTTACGTATGAGGCGTACAAAGACCCCGTAAACGGTCAAATCTATAGTGAGTTCGGCGGTCCAGACCAAGCTGAAAACCCTACTGCGATGTATATTACCGCTAGTAAGGGTATACCAGACTTTGCAGATGTGGGCGCGGCAGCGGCGACGGCTTTGGGGGGTAATGCCGCAGGGTCTAAAAATATTGGAGCTCAAGAAGGCTCAAAAGATACTAAAGCTACCGATGGCGGTACTAAAGCGAGCACAGAGTCTACCGAGGGAACCCCTACTAAGGCTACCGATGGAGGGGCTAAGACAGGGACAGAAGGTACCCCTACTAGTACAACCGCAGGACCAGGAGGCGTAAAAAGCGGTCC